GAGATGAAGACTGAATCAAGCAACGACGTCAAGCTTGTCTGGGTCACGCCAGAGGCGGAGAAGATGGTCACGTACTGTGCCAGGGTGTCATCTCCTCAAAACCAGGAGAATCTGGAGACAGCTCCGAAACTTCTTGCATACTGCATTAAGAACAGGCATTGGAGCATCTTTGAGATGGCAAACATGTGTGTTCAAGTCAACACAACTCGTTCTATCTCGGCTCAGTTAATTCGACATCGTAGCTTTAATTTTCAAGAGTTCTCCCAGCGTTATTCAGATGTGGCATCTCTTGGTCCGCTGAAGATGCCTCATCTGCGTCGCCAGGACAACAAGAATAGACAGAACTCCATTGACGACTTGAATATGGAGTTAGTACAAAACTATTATCGACGCATCAGTACTCTGTTTGAAGAATCAGAACATCTCTATCAAGAGATGATCAGCAACGGGGTGGCTAAGGAATGCGCCAGGGAGGTGCTGCCTATGTCATCCCCAACAAGGCTCTACGTCAATGGCAGCATCAGGAGCTGGATCACTTACATCGCCTTGAGAGAGAAGCACGGAACTCAGATGGAGCACATGAAAATCGCCAAAGGGGTTAAAGAAATTTTTTGCGAAGAATTTCCGAGCATTGCAGAAGCACTTGGAGGCAGTGAGCCGTGGCTGATTTGAGGAAAGCTTAAAAATATAAAATACGAATAACTTAATTTGTTTTAATTGCCTGGGCACCGAAAGGGTAAGTCCCAGGCTTTGTTGTATCTTTGCACGCTATGACGGACAACACGCTCACTGCAACCAAACTTCCAAAAGTTCCTGACAAGGCAATGGAAGCTCTTAAGGAAGGAATTCAATCTGTCCTTGATTCCAAGGATTGGTCTGGATTTCTTTCTGCTATCAGAAAAATTCACAGCTACAGCTTCAATAATCGACTATTGATTATGCTGGGGCAATCAAAGAGAGGATGGGAGTTGTCTCCCTATGTAGCCGGTAAAACTAAATGGAATACTGAATTTAACAGGCAATTAAAGGAAGGTGAGTTTGTAAAACCAATTTGGATCTTGGCTCCGATCCTTGTTGAGAAGAAAGACAGCAACGGCAATCCGATTCGTCGGGCTGACGGATCTACAGAAAAAATTGCAATCAGATTCCGTGGCGTCAAAGTTTACGATCACAGGCAGACCCACGGGGATGACCTGCCGGAGCCGGATACGGAGGGCATGATGGCTGAGCTGAGTTGCGAAGCGTCAGTGGAACTGTTCAATGGACTGGTTGACGTTGCTAAGAAACGTAACGTTCAGGTCAGCAGAGCTGTGTCGAAACATGAAATGGGTGGTGCCCACGGTCGTTGTTGGTTCCAGAATCAAGGTCGCGCCAGTAAGATCGAGATACTGGAGGGGCTGAACCTGGCGACACAGGTCAGTGTTCTTGTCCACGAACTTGGCCACGCAATCCTCCACAACAGGGACGAATATTCAGAACATGACGCCGCATCGATCAAAGAGCTGGAAGCCGAGTCAGTTGCTTATCTTGTTTGCTCTCATTACGGTATGGATCTCGGCAGCCGTAGCTTCCGTTATATTGTTCATCACGACCATGCGTCTGATGACGTCGTAGCGGACCTACTCAAATCAGGCGACCGGATCTTCAAGGCGTACAGCGAGATCATCTCTGTTGTGGATCCAAAACTGGAAGAGTTTGGACTCAAGCCGGATCGCCCTGCGTAATGTAGAGTTCTAAAGCTGCAGTTACCTCGTCACTGGCTGCAGCAACAGACAGCTTGCTGTCTGGAGAACGGGAAATACAGGAGATAGGGGATTAAACCTTTATCTCCTGTTTCCTTAATTATGAGGGCGGGACTGCACCCTGATCACAGGTACAGTCCGTCAGTTACCAGCGCAGGGAAACCGTAAAAACCTGCACTCCCTCGTAATACGGGGCTGTCACGGTTCTTCTACGCCCCTCAGGTATAATAGGCCAATGAATTCAAATTTTGTATGTGGTGGCGACTCTTACAAAGCCCAAATTAATTGGATGCGTCTCAAGTGATTCCGGCAGGCTCTCTGTGTTGGATACTTCTCATCTCAGGGTCTCTGAAACTGGTAAAGTCAAGCTTCCGAGCTGGAACCTTTACACATCCTTCAGTACTGAGATTGGAGATGGTGAGTTCACAGTCTACGAACAACGCGACAACAAAGGACGACTATGCCGGATCCTGATCGAGCTGGAATGAGGGAACTGGATCCAGACAAGGAGCCAAATAACTGGTTGGCTGCTGTGTTGCGTGATCTCATCGATCAAAACACAGAGGAATCTAGAGAAAGTCTTAAGGCCGCCGTAACAGACTTGACCTACTGGGTCGAGCCAGGGGTTATTGATTCTGTATTTTACCATTGGATAGTAGAATATAAAGCTCTAATGGCTCAAAATAAAAAGTCTTGAAGTAGTTACGTCCTGTCGTACAGATCATTGGATCATCTGGAGTTACGCCAGTGATTTTATACTTCAATCGAAGTGGGTCAACTGGATAGGGTGGACGATACCAAGTGAATTCTTTTAGTTCTTCATTAATAATCCACTCGGGTCTATTTTTGCACCACCTCTTAAAAGCACGGAACTGTTTTTCTGGGTAACGCGACGTGCAGTCAATCACCAGGTGATCACCTGGGTGGAGGTTCCAACGAAGCTTCAAGACTTCATCGTTGCCTTTTGAGATAGCAGTCAACCCAACCTTTCCCCGCATCACTTGGTTAAGCGTGCGGGCTCTCCTGTTCTTTCTTCCTCTGTACCAATCATTGAGCTGACGGCGAGACTTGCCAACGGCAAAGCCAACATTCCATATGTAAAAGCCTGGTCTGTACTCTTCTATAGGTTCAAGAAAAACTTTGCAGAGGTGGTCTCCCACTCTGAATAAAGAACCTGTAAACTTGCGACAGACTCGGTAACTCATTTGGAAGAACTTATTTTTTTGATTCAATCAGACCCTGAGCTCTGGGAAGTGGTTGAGAACCTGAAGCACCAGGATGAGGACCTGTCCGATTTTATCTTGAGCGTGGCTCAGATGCTATCGGTTGAGTTTGAAGAGATGCACAGAACGGATCTCAGCGATAAACTGTCGGCTCTGTTCGGCGGTCTGCCGGAAAAGGCTTTCCTGATGGTGCCGCTGCTTCTGCACATTGCTCTGGATATTTTCCTGATGAGGGCCATCCCTAACAAAAGCGCTCTGAAGGACTGAGCAATGCAAGTCGGCTACGTCCTCTGCTCTGCGGATCTCAATGAAATCTTGTGTCTCACTGAGTGTAAAAGCTCGGTTGAGATGGTGTCCATTGATAGCACCAAGGCAATCAACAAATCAATCTGCCTGTCTGATCTGACAGAGATCAAAAGCATCTATAAAAAGTTTCGTAACAAAGAACTTGTTGGAGAACTGGAAGTTGTTAATGTAGCTAGGCTCTACAAAAAGTTTTACTGATCCAATATAAAAAACTTATGAGGCTTGTTCTGGACATTGAGACGAATGGCCTCTTGGCCGAGCTGGACAGGGTTCATTCACTTGTGCTTCGTGACGTCGATACGGGCACCGTCTATAGCTGTGCGGATCAACCTGGCTATCAGTCCGTCGCCAGTGGGTTGGAGCTGGTGCAGCAGGCCGAGCAGATCGTCGGTCACAACGTGATTGCGTTTGACCTGCGTGCTTTGAAGAAGGTCTACCCCTCTTTTAAGCTTAAGGATGGGTGCGACATTTACGACACTTTGGTGGTCAGTCGCGTACTGTGGCCTGAGCTGGATCCAGTAGACAGGCAGAAGTTCGCTCACATCGCTCCGAAGTACATGGGCAGGCATTCGCTTGCTGCCTGGGGCGAACGTTTAGGTGTTGCCAAAATTAAGTTTGCAGAGGAAAAGAAAAAAGAAACAAACGTTGAAAACATCTGGGAAAGCTGGAGCGCGTCGATGCAGGAGTACTGCATCGGTGATACCCTGGTAACCGTTAAGCTATTTGAATATTTTCAGACACAGGGCTTGGTGCCAGGGTGCCAAAAGCTGGAGCACGACTTTGCTCGTGTCATGGCTCTGCAGGAAGACTTTGGTTTTCCTTTCAATGAGAAAGCTGCTTTTGCATTGGTCAATGATCTCAAAGTCAAACGCGACGAAATCAATGACAAACTCCAAGAGGTTTTTCCGCCTCTCATTGAAGAAAGGTGGTCGCCTAAAACTGGCAAACGTCTCAAAGACAAGGTTGAGGTTTTTAACCCCGCGTCAAGGCAGCAGACAGCGGAGAGACTACGCGGCAAGTATCCGGAAATTACTTTCGCGGAAACAGAGAAGGGCTCTCCCAAGGTTGATGACGATGTGTTGGAAAGCCTGGGTGAGTTCTATCCGGAAGCTAAGCTCCTAGCTGAATACCAGACGCTCAACAAACGTCTCGGCCAGATCGCAGAAGGAAAGGAGGCATGGTTGAAGCATTGCCGTAAGTTCGGTGATGGACGCATCCACGGTGGTGTTAAGACGAACGCCTGCGTCAGCGGTAGGTGCAGCCACACCAACCCGAACATGGCCCAGGTGCCCTCTGTAGGCCACGCCTATGGGGCTGAATGCAGGGCTCTTTTTACGGCGCCTGAGGGCTGGACTCTAATCGGTACTGACGCGTCAGGCCTTGAGCTGAGAGCGTTGGGTGCATGGCTTGCTCACTTTGACGGCGGAGAGTATGCAAAACTTGTAAGCAATGCAGGATTTGATATCCACACTTACAATGCAAAACTGTTTGGTATTTATAACGGAGAAGGTGAAATTACAAAGGCTATTAGAGATTTAAGTAAGAGATTGATCTATGCTCTTTTATACGGAGCCGGTGCAAAAAAGGTAGGAAGTGTTATAGATTTAACAGTAAATGAGCAGAAGCAGTACGAAATAGGTAAGAGGACTATTGATACATTTTATGCAAACTTGCCTGCAATTAAAAAACTAAAAGATAAGATCGACGCCAGGATTACTGAGCGGGGTTATCTACTTGGTATTGATGGTCGGCATCTACAAATCCGCTCCAGGCACTCGGCACTGAATCAGCTTCTGCAATCTACTGGTGCAGTGCTGATGAAGAAAGCTACCTGTATTTACTATGAAGATTTAGAGAATGAAGGATTGCGTTTTGGAATTGATTATGGTTTCTGTGCATTTATTCATGATGAACATCAGGTAGCAACTAAACCTGAACACGTTGAATTAGTTAAAAAGATTTCAATTGAAGCTATAGAAAAAGCTGGTAGATTTTTTAATCTACTTTGTCCTTTTACTGGTGAAGCTAGGAGTGGAGTGAATTGGGAAGAGACTCACTAAATTATATTTTATTTTAAAGACTCAAGTTGACGTTGTAGCTCGCTTGAACGTCTGCTTAATCTTATCTGTTCAGGCGTTACTTCAAAGCTACCGGAAGAATTAAGAAGTCTTTTCAATTCTGAATCAACTTTAGATTGCTCTTCGCGGATAGGTTTTGCTCGTTGCTCATTTACAAATTGTACGGCACCAGAAACAGCACCAAAAGGATCCAGCAATCCGGCTACGCCACGCGAGGTTAATTCGCTGCCCTCACGTCGCAACGTATTACCATAGTTTGAAGTATTGTCTTCGTAAATCGTAGGAGCAGTATAGTTCTGTCTTTTTGCAAATTGTTTGGCAAATCTCTCTGCTCGATCTTCTTCTGGAGCGTCCGCATATTGCATCGCTAATCCAGCCGCTAAATCAACTAAAGGTAAATTCCCAGTTTGATTGCTAAGGCCTTGAAGAGAGCGTCCGAGCACACCGAAATAGCTATACAAACCCTTATCTTTCGGATTAAGGTGGCCTAATTCGTGGATTTCTGTATGTCTTTCTCGCTCCGTACGGCCTCCGGCATAACCAGACATGCCTACTTCATTTAAAATAGGATTTGCATAGTCTGCTGTTCCCCACAAGGGGGCAACAATTGGTGCAATCTGCCGAACTAAAGATGGTGTTTTTTCTTGGTCGATAAAACGACCTTTAACACCTGTAATGCGTTGTAGTTCTTCCGACCTTTTAGGGAAGGGTTGGGGAGGAAATACTGCTCTAGTTACAGGGGAAGCAACTCCGCCACCAGGGAGCCAGCCCCCTGAAACCCGATCAAGCTGGGTGTAGCCGCGTTGGGCTTGCCCCAGGGCTTGACCAGCAAAGCGTTGAACTCCGCCAAAGAAACTAGAAAGAGACACGATTACTTTTTCTTTCCGCCGTTCTTTGCTTTGTTGGCAACGGCATTGCCGCTGTTCTGCTTGGCGTTTTGCTTACCAGCAGCAGACTTACCTTTTTTGTTCTTCGGCTTAGGCATCTTAACAATATTTTCTGATACTATCCTACGGTCACCTAGTACAGTTTCACCGCCACGAGACAACCAATGGAGCCTCAACGCCTAGCTAAAATTAAAGAATCCTTAAAAGACATGAGTTTAGAGGAGCTTCAAGGCATGTCAGATGATCTTGGCAATCTCATTTCAGTCTTGATGACGCGCCAGGTGGCCGTTGAAGATACAATTCTTGACCGCCTTGATGCAGTGTTCAGTAAATGACACCTAAAGAAGAGAAATGGCACGTCAGGTTTTTGCGTCTTGCAAAAGAAGTGTCGACCTGGAGTGTAGATCCGTCCACAAAAGTTGGGTGCGTTCTTGTGAAGAACAAGCGCGTAATCTCAACTGGATATAACGGATTTCCAAAAAACATCAGCGACAACTTTGATCGATTAATGGATCGAGAGAAGAAGTATGAGATTACAGTCCACGCGGAAGTTAACGCAGTCACCACTGCTGCACTTCACGGCGTCAGTACTGAAGGAAGTGCTGCTTATGTCAGCTTCAGTCCATGCTCTCGCTGCGCTGCTGTACTTATTAACGCTGGTATTACTGCCGTCTATGTGATAGGAGGTGACACCATACCCGATCGTTGGTTGTCAAACTTTATTACAGCAAGCAACTTACTGGCGGAAGCCGGTGTACACTATCAAGTCATCGACATTTCCTAATCGATCCCAACCATGAACCTCATTCTTGCCTCTGCCCAGTATGTCGGTGAAGTGTTCACTGATAGTGGGCTGCGTTTTGTGCAACTGACTATCCCAGCAACTGGTAAAAACGCTGCGGATGTACCGATCTTTGTTGTGCCTAACAAAGCCGCAGGTGAAACATTCGATGCTTTTGCCCCAGGTTGTAGTCTTCTCGTGACTGGCCGACTTTATCCGAACCGGACCGACTACAAGATGTATGTGGTTCCCACTGCACCGCTTCAGGTGATTGCAAAGGAGGTGTCGATCAATCAAGTCAATCTTGCAGGTGGCGTTGGGTATATTGCAGAGCAAAAGATTGAGGACCTTTACACATTCTCATTGATGTGTAAGGCTCCGAGCCAGGCGCTCCTGAATTACTCGTGGCAGGACAGTATGGGATTTCGGATCGAGTGCTGGGGCGACGACGCTAAGCGGCTGAACAGCCTGCTGTACGTGGGTAGGCAGATGGCTCTAGCTGGTAGCCTTCGTTACAACACCTGGACAGCTCAAGATGGTTCTCCCCGATCAACCTACCAGGTTCGTGCTCGTTCGTCTCAGTACTCTCTCTTTGGTAAGAATCAGAACCAGAATCAAAATGTATCGAATGATACAGATAAACCGGTTGATCGCGTTCCTGCAGGCGTGGTCAGCCCGGTGACGGCAACCACGATCGATCCCCCCTTCTGAGGCAAAGGTAAAATTTTGTAAAAGAAACAGGGTAGGACTGTTTTATTTGACTACGTTGTCACAGGTGGGATGAGGGCCAGGCAGAAGCCGCTGTCTGGCCTTTTTTCTTCCTCGGGCTGGTGCCAGGGACTGCTTCTGCGGTGTCTGTATAGGTTCGATTCCTGTTCCGAGGACGCACAATCACTCTTTTGAACAACATGTCGGTTTTAGATCGTTACCTAAACACTGAAAAGTACCAAGGTGAACTAAGGGATCTTGTTAATGCTCAAATCCTTAACGACAAAACACAGTGTGGACTGTTTCTAAAGGATACCGCCCTGGCCAGAATTGGTTGGTCCGGTAACGTCAAGCAGTTTCCTAAGGCAGAGGAATACGTCCACACCTACAACAACGGTGACAAGAACGAAGGCATCTTCTTCAAGACGCCGCGTATGATCGTTCTTCATTGCGGGTTCCGTAAGGACGTCACCTTCATTGAGAACTCTGATAAGGGTGGCATCGAAGGGATTTACCCCAGGGATTCGTACCTGTACGACGACTGGGATGATGCTCACCCCGGTAAGCCCAACCCGTACAAGCGTCGTCGCTTGATCCTCATCTTCCTGGTGGACGCAGATGGTTCACCAGTCCACAAAAAGCCGTTGATCCTTTCGATCCACGGGGGCGCTTCTAATCTGTTCTGTGATTCGTACTCCACGTTCGTTGAGCAGCTTGAATCGGCTTTTGCTGATCGCATGAAGCTTCGTTCTGCTGCTGGCTTCGACCCCAAGCAGACGGCTGCTGCAATCTTTACGCCGACATTCGGTTCACAACTTTACGGCAACGACAAAGCCAAGTCCTGGATTGCCTATCCGGAGAAGTGGGTCACCCCTACGGCTGATACGGTCGAAGACTTCTTCCCTAAAGAAGAAGACACCATCGACTTCATTGAAAACGTGTGGGAGACCTGTCCTCCGACCGTTTATGCGGCCAGCTTCTTTAAACAATGTGAAAAGGAGATTGGTTTCCATGCCATCAAACCTGGCCTTGATTTCAGCCTGCCTCCTGTTGAATCCTCTGGCAGTTCACGCGTTCTGCTTGGCGCCAGGGACTCGGATACAGGTGAAGTCACCCTCGACTGATTCAAACTCACTCTTCATTGCGGGGCCTCAGAGCCCCGCTTTTTTTGTCATGGGAAGTCAAGCCGCAGAGATCCGTAAGCACCTAAAGAAATACGGATGGGTCTTACTTAGAAACGGATCTAAGCACCAGGTCTACGAGAAAGATGGGAGGAAGATGTTGATTCCTCAAGGTACAAAGGTCTACACCAGGAGCTACAAGACAATCCTGATGCAGATTGAAGGCAGAGGGAAAGCAGGTAATCCTGAGCAGCTCAGTCTGGGTAGTGAGTGCGAATTGCGGCGCACTCAAGATTTGCCAACCTCTTGACTAGGCCCCGTACCATCGACTGCCTCATCACGGCCAGTTGGAGAAGCTTTATTGCACCTTCCCGCAGTTGCTCAATGTCAGTAACTGCGTTCAACTCTTTTGTGATTCTTGCTACCAAGAACTCATCTTCCAATGTTGATTCAAAGTCTGAGGAATTTAACCCAACCTCTACTAACTCGAAGTTGTCCATTGAATTAAAGATGATTACCAGTCTAACTACTTGATCCTTTTAGTTCACCCTGTCACCTACTTCACCATGAACAGCGCACTCACCAGGAAATCAGATAACAAGAAGACCGGAGCAATTGCTGTATCGACTACGTCTAGGGAAAGCTGTGCAGATGGTTGTCCCTTTTTAGGTGACCAAGGTTGTTACGCCGAATCAGGCTACTACACACGCATGCACTGGGACCAGGTCACAGCAGGTACTCGGGGCGTGCCTCCGTTGGAATTCATCAAGCAAGTATCACAACTGCCTGCTAATGAAATGTTCCGTCACGACGTTGCTGGAGATCTTTGGAAACATCCAGATAACTCCGGGCAAATCTACTTCCCTTACCTTGAGAAGTTGGCCAAAGCTTCTTCTCACCTCTATGCTGCTTGGACTTACACGCATCACACCCTTGAGGGCACTGATGGCGACAGGAACAGGCAAGCAATCTTTGATGTTGAGCAGTACAACTTTATTGTCAACATCTCAACTGAATCTCTCGATGTAGCCGCCAGGCTACAGAAGGAGGGGTTCATGGTCACTGTCGTCCAACCTAAGGGCGGACCGACTGCTTTCAGGCATCAAGACGTTCAGTTCGTTCAATGCCCTGCAACCCTTCCTGGTTCAGAGATCACCTGCCAAACGTGTGGAGGGCGCAAGGGCAAACCACTCTGTGCAACCATCCGTAAGGTTGTCGTTGTGTTCCCTGCCCACGGCGGTCGAGCTGCTGTTGCAGAACGTCATTGCTCCTGACTGTGACTGGGATCTGCAGTAGAGTTAGGAGCCTCCATCCAGATCCTGATGGCTAAAAAAGCATCAACCACAACCGCCCACAAAGAGGGGGTGCCTAAGCGGACCTCCATCGGCCACGGTCGTCGCAAGCGTGGGTCTTTTAAGACCCGCAGCGAGAAGCACTACCGGGGTCAAGGTAAATAAAACCGGGTCCTGAGCAAGACCATAAAAGGCTCGCACACACCTTACTTACCATGCCAACCACAACCTCAAAGCTGACGACAGCTCAGCAACTTGTCTATACGCGCAGCAGAATTCTAAGCACACTTTGCAAACATGATGCTGAAACTTTTGGTCATATCGAACCAAAAGATATTCTGTCTATTAGTTTAGATGATTCTGAAGTCATTTGTGAAGTTGATGATGGAAATATCCTCTTAAATAGGAGGGAGGTATTGCTTAACTTCTGGGAGCACCGGACCAGAACTCCTTCCTATTTTGACTATAAGGTTTGGCGCCAGGTGGAGCGTCCTCGTGGACAAACCGGAGTTGCAATTGGAGCTATAGATTATAGCTGTTATCCAAACAAGATTGCTGTAGACCGTCACGGAGTTCGCAAACTTTATTTTGTAGACGAAATAGAAAAAGAATGCACTTGTGGCGCTTGGGCTAGCTTAAAAGAGCATCAAGCAGAGTTAGATGCTGAGTTCAAAAAATTTAATCTATGTTGCTTTGAGGCTACGTGTAAACACCTTAAGTGGGCTCAAGCTAACACAAACTTGCAGGCGCTCAAATGTACTAAGAGCGTGACGCAAGAAGGCTACAACTCAAGGCTGTGTGTCTACTCTTTTGATCACAGGCGCGGGCTGATGCTGTACCGAGTCACCTGGGACGGCGTTAAAGCAGGTGGTCAGTGGTTCCCTGTCGATGGTTGGAAGGAAAAACCAGTCTATGGAAAGGGTGGTATTCCTACCGGCGAATGCTGGGACACCCTCCTGTCCGCCCTGAACCAAGAAGAACCTTTCAAAATCTGTCCTTATTCCCAAAGTGTTGGTGCTTTGATGCAAAGCAGTAGCGCAAAAGTTTAATCAACTAACAGAGTATTAACCATGGCTGACAAGCAAAGCTTTATTCAAATTGCTGAATCCATTCAACACATTTCTTTTCTTAAAGATTTTCCAAGTGTCAGTGAAGATGAGCGTGGTGAATTAGAAGAACACCTGAGGGAGCTTGCTTCCAGGCAAGAGTCTAAGTTCGATTCAATTATTGGATTGATTAAAAAATGTGATGCCTACATTGAGGCTTTGCAAAATGAAATGAATGAGATAAAAACTAATTTAGATGCTTGGAAAAAGAACAAAGATAAGATAACAAACATCATTAAGTTTGCATATCAACAGAACCTAATTGACGGTGCTCCTACAGGTATCAAATATCAAGCAACCATCAAACGGGTCAAGCCCAGGGTCGTAGATAACTTTGGTATGTGGAGCGAAGACGAAGTTTCTGAATTTGGTTTGAAGAAGACAACAACGGTGACCCGAATCAAAGACGGTACCGTGGTTGACGTCAAGGAAGAAACCCTACCTGATAAAGATAGATTGCGCCAGGCATTGGTTCAGGACCAGGGAGATGCCCCGCTGTCGTCCCAACTGGTCCCATCTGTAGCTTTTGTGTACGAGCGGAGAAAGCGACTTACATCCTGATAGAATTTGCATGCTCAAAAACTACGCCCAGAGGGCGGGTATGGAACCCATCGAAGATCCTGGTTGAGCACCAGGATTTTTTTTTGGGGTAAATACGACAAAAAAGTACGGCATATGCCAATGTGAATCAGCACTTGAATCGGGCAGAATACTTAAGCAATTAAGAACTGGTCGATTCAATGCTAATCTTTTCTCCTATAGTTAGAACACCTAAAAAATCTGAAATGGCCCTGTCAACCCAAGTAAAAGAATCTGTACAGACAGCAACAGCAGCTCTGAGGGAGGGTCTTGCGTTTGCCGCCAGGGCAGAACACCCTCTGACAATCGCAAACCTTACGGACATCCTGGTGAGGCTTGAGTCACTTGAGTCGATGGAGGAGATGATGGATAAATTCAGCAAGCCTCGGGAAAGTCCTAGGTCCTTTTAGGGGTGTTAGAATTTTCAAGATAGAGGACAGGCCTCTGTGCGCGTTGGGCACATAGCCCAAAAGGTGGCACGCCTGTTCCATCTACAAAGTACTTTTGTGGCTTATACAAAACCAGAGCTTCGTGAGCGGCTAAAAGATAGAATTAAAGCTGGCTCCAAAGGTGGGAAGCCTGGTCAATGGTCTGCGAGAAAGGCTCAGATGCTTGCTCTTGCCTACAAAGAAAAGGGTGGCGGTTATAAAGGTGGTAAAACTGAGGGGCAGAAGTCCCTTAAGCGCTGGGGTGAGCAAAAGTGGATGACAAAAACAGAGTACGAAAAGAAAAACAAATGAATTCCAAAGCAACTATTCTGCTAAATAAAAAAGTTACAGAGGTTGGAGACTCCTGCCCGTCTGCAACCCTGGATGTAAAAGAAAATATCAAAAATCGTAACTGGACGATCCAAAATTTTGGATACGGACCCTTGAACCCCGATGCGCCAGACCAAGGATTCTGGGAAAAAAAATCGGAAATGTGGAACAGCTCTGTAGATACTGTTAAAACTGCACTTTGCGGCAACTGTGCAGCATTTGATCAGTCGGATAAGGTCCTGGACTGCATCATTAAAGGCATTAACGAAACAAAAGCTGCCGACCCGTGGGACGTGCAAGATTTGGCGAACCTAGGCTACTGCCAGCTATTTAAATTTAAATGCGCTGCAGCGAGGACATGCGATGCCTGGCTGTATGGCGGTCCTATTACTGACTAACAGAAATGGCAGATAAGGCTATCGAAAAAGGTAGGACTGAGCGGTATCTTCCGGAAGAGGCATGGGCTCGGCTCACGCCAGAGGAGAGGGAGAAGACAGACGAGAAGAAGCAACGTGCAAGCCGAGAGGGCAGGCAGTTCGTGCCCAACACCGAGGAAGCAAGGAAGGCCCGCAAAGCTGTTGACTTAGCTAGCAGGCAAAGGCAAAATAGAGGCTAAGCCTTTTTTTGGTTTTAATGACCGCCTTTGTTACAGCGGATACCCATTTTGGCCATTCAAAAAGTCTTGGGTTTATAAAACCAGATGGGGAAAGGCTCCGTCCTTTCAATTCAGTGGAGGAAATGGACGAGCTGATGGTCGAAAACTGGAACAAAGTTGTAAATAATAAAGACACTGTATATCATTTAGGGGACGTAGTTATACCTCGGTCTTCCCTTAAGTTGCTTGGAAGATTAAAAGGTAGAAAAATATTAATTCGAGGTAATCATGATCAGTTCAAGCTAAAAGATTACGCTGAATACTTTGAAGATATTCGTGGTGCTCACTTTCACCAGAAGGGTTCAACGCTTTCAGGTGGGTTGATCATGACTCACATTCCTGTTCACCCCTGGAACCTGCAAGGTCACTACAGAGGTAACATCCACGGACACCTGCATTGCCACCAGATTATGGATGGAGGTGGGCCGGACCGTAAGTATTTCAACGCCTGTGTGGAAAGGAACAATTTTGCTCCTGTATCATTCGACACAGTTTTTGATTATTTCCAAACGTAACGACACCCTTCTCAAGCCTGAGCTAGGGTCTTATCCTGGTGTGTCCCCTGATTTTCCCAATGAAACCACATTACATCACGGATTTTCCAGGTTACTCAGAAGTTTTCAGGAAGCATTGGGTTGCTGTAACTGAAATGATGCGGATATTAGCAGAGGTTATGGAAGCTGAGGGGATGGAAATTCCTTCTACAAAGCAGCTCCATAACATGGTTAATAGTTGTTTTTATGAAGTTGACAATGCTTACGAAGACGTGAATGGTATTAAAGAAGAAAGGGATCCATTGATCCACTTGAGTACACAGAGGATGTTGGATACGGTTGTAGAAGCTATTCAGACTGAAATTCAATCCCTTAAAACAAATGACGACTCAAAATGATGCCAAAACCAACCAGTGCTGGACAGTACATGTTGATGAGGAAGGTGTTCTCACCTTCCCGGATGAACTTCTCGATCAACTTGGCTGGAAAGAAGGGGACGAAATTAACTTCATTGATCAAAAAGATGGTTCATTTCTTATGGAGAAAGTGAATGAAATTAAAAACTAAGATTTGTGAGGCTCAACCTAAATGACTTACCTAGTGTGGAAAATTTAACCTTGCTTTATCACCACGCAACTCAAATGCTTTTGCGTCATATATTAAAGCGGCAGTAATTTCGTCATCAAAATAACCAAGATGCATTGCTTTCCCTTGATACGTAATCTGTACTTTCCATTTTTGAGTTAAAGAGCACTTTAAAACCTCAGCGACTGATTTCTTCCCAATCTAAAGAAGCATAGATACTACCGCCGCCGTCGCTTGTAACAGCCAAGGTTAGTTCAAATGCTGTAGAAGTAAATGTGTCTCTTTCTAATTGAAACTTGAACAAAGCTTCTTTAAGAATATCAATGGGTTGCGATCCCTGATTAGATGAGTTGAGGTAACCTGAGGCTAAAGTTCGTCCTCCTGTAAAGCTAGTTCCTGTAATGTTATACTCCACAGCGGAATTAGCACCAGCGCTAACCCAGGTGCCTCCGGTTGTTGCCCCGCTTGCTATTACTTTCCAGTTATAGTTAATCCCGTTGCCCGTACCAAGCACAGACAGGGCTGTAAGAATAATAATTGCATCAAGAAAATTAGGTGAAGACTTTAAACGAAGAGATAAAATTGGGTAATATGTTCCTGCTACTGATGTAGATCTTGGTGCCGTAATTGGAATATTTACAGCTTGCTGTAGGCCACTTAATTGATACCCGCCTTCTGAAATAACAGTAGAGCAGATTTGTTTTAACGTGCTGTTGCTTGCTGTGGCTCCTGTATTCTCAATCTCATAACGCATCGGTAATGATGCCGTAGTGATATAAGTTGATGTAATTAAGTTGGCGTGATGAAATTGATGGCAGAGAATAAACTTACCATCAATAACGAAACCTAGTCGGACCGTACCGACACCTAACCACTCAAAATCCATCCACAGAATCTGAGCTTTGGTGATGTCTAAGGTCATCCCAGATGGGCCAGTACCGTTTAACTTGTCGTAATTCCAGGCACTCTGAGCAACTTTTGTTTCTACTAAGGCGCCACTGACTGAACTACGCTGAACAAAAGAAAGTGAATCCCCGCCAGTGCCATCCAGCTCCAAGTACACGCCGTTAGCTGCACCGTAGTAACCAGCACGTTGCCGAAGGTTTGCCTTTGCTGGATTAAATACAAAGGTGGTCATCACCAAGAGACTTTTGCCTGGTTGATAACTAAATACTTTTGTCGTTTCCCGGTAAACCCTGGAGCCAGAAGTTGTCGTTACGTTTAAGGTTACTAGCCCCTGGTTGGCATCAAAGACCGCTGTGCCACCAGAAGCTGTTGATGTGTTCCACAGGTTGTTGTCTTTATAGCGGTGACTTGAGTCAAACAGCGTCATAGGGTTAGAGACGCGCAACCGACCAAAAGCGTCCAGTGCCGCAGACTTGTTTCCAGTGCCTGGGTCTGTGGTAACGCTGATCGGCTGACCAGTAATGGCAACATTCGTCGGCGCATCATTGTACGGCGACATCTTGATGACTTCGTATCTGTTGTGGTCGGTATCTATGATGGTTGCCACGGGCGCTCTTTTGTATTAAGATTGTGCTATCTTAGCTTAAGTACAGCATTTCGTGCACCACTACGTTTACTACAGCTATGAGGAGTGGGGGCGCGGCTACATTGGGGTGCGTTCTTGCAAATGCTTGCCAAAAGAAGACATAAAATATTTTGGCAGTTTTAAAGATAAGACATTTAAACCAACTAAAAAAATTATTATTGAAGAGTTTACATCTAGAGAAGCGGCTTCTAATGCTGAAATTAGCCTTCACGCTTTTTTTAATGTTGTAGAAAATTTAAACTTCGCAAATCGTGCAAAAAGTACAAGTACAGGTTTTACGCGCCTTGGGGCAAAAAACACAAAAGAGACAAACAAAAAAATTGCTTTAATTAATAAAGGGAATAAATACTGTGTTGGTAGAAAAATATCAGAAGAGACTCGTGAAAAAATAAGTAAAGGTAACAAAGGCAAAAAAATTAGCGAAGAGCGTAAGCAAGCTTTGAGAAAAAGAATGTCAGGCAAAAATAATCCGACTTACGGTAAACCTCGCCCGCAAGCTGTCAAGGACAAAATAAGTGCTACTAAGAAAAAAACATATGTTAAAGAAAACCACCCAATGTTTAATAAAACACACTCAAAAAAAACTAAAGAAAAAATAGCCGCTGCGCAAAAAAAGATAAATGTTCGTCTGATGCATTGTGTGTCCGGTGAAATAGTAGAATTTAGTTCTCAACTGGAGGCTTCTAAAGCATTAAATCTCCACCAGGGCTCTGTTTCTAGCTTGTTATTAAAAAAACTAAAGACTACTGGAGGCTGGAAACTGGCTTAATTCAATGGGTTTCGCCCCCAGGTGAGCAGACATGGACTGAATTCGTATATCCGGTTGCACTTTAGGTGAATCAGGCTATGCTGTTGAGCGGCTAACAACTTCTTCCCCTTATGAAAGGTAAAAAGGTTTTCCGTTACAAAGGTGGACCGTCCGAGATCCTGGAGTCCATTCACTACGAAGGCTACGAGATTAAATCTTTGCGGCACGGGAACACTGGTCACGTCCTCTACTGCTCGCCGAGTAAGGAGTACGAGTGGGAAGACTGCTGGGGCATGGATCTGCAAACAGCAAAGAACAACGTAAGTAAGCACAATCAATCTAAAAACAGCAAGAAGGTTTAGTGCATGAGTCAAATACCCGTAGAATCAAAATTGTAGTAAATCAGTTGCAAAATAGATGGCTCGTCCGGTGATGACAGATTTGATGGATGACCTTGCCATGGACATCCACGATTATCTGCTGGAGGTTTCGGTTAAGTACGGAGAAAACAGCTACGTCTTGATCCCTATTACCGAAGTAGTTCAAAAATTCCAACGCAACCACAGGACGATTCAGCGTCGGATTACAGCCCTTAAGGATGAAGGTCTGCTCGTGCCTGTCATTAAGAAGAACACCATCACCCTTTACCACGTCAAAGAGCAGGATGACGAGCCGTGACAGAACAACCTGAACAAAATAGCAACCTTGAAAATCTGGCGTTTCTGCTAGCCTCTTTCACGGACAACGGCAGATCGCTCAGGGCTTTCACTGCTAACCCGCAAGAACTTGCGATCACCATCATCACGGCGGGGCTCCTGGCCAACACCAAGCTGATGATCAGTCCGGAGGATGCGGTCAAATCTGCATTTGATATTCACGCCAGGATTCAAAGGCACGTGGCCAACTACCAATCCATGCAGTTTGCTGCCAACATCGAAAACTGTTTTGAAGGGCGTCATCCAGAAGTCGACGGAGACTGAGGCTGGACAGTGAAGGGGCAGTCGGTTACCTTTTAGGTAATTGCTGGTGGCTTTGTGCCCGCTGTCCTGGATAAAATTGATGCAACAGTTCTCTCTAGAGAAGAGTTAGAGCGCAAAGTTTATACGTCGTACTCTCGAACTGCACCGTACGGTCAGTTTGTGGATTACAAGTCGGAAGGAGATACCCGTCTAACCATAAACGGAAGTAGGCATTACAAGACGCCCTACGGAGCCCTCCCTTCTGTCACCACTATCCTGTCTGCAACCCAGGGGAATAAGGCCGCTCTTGAACGCTGGGCTGCTAAAAACCCTGGTGGGCGTGAGGCTGCTGCAGCCCGTGGAACAAAAGTTCACTCGCTGATGGAGGAGTACCTTCTCGGAATTGAGAAGGATCCAGTTATCGATGATGAAGAGATTGCCCAGTTTTGGGACGGTCTCCCTGAAAATCTTGATAAGTTGGAGCGTGTCGTCTGGGCGGAAAACCCAGCCAACCCGTCCGATTTTGCTTGGACCATGGGCGGCGATGGCATCAGCCGCGTGTGGCACCCTGGAGTAAATGAAGAGGAGACGTGGGGGTGGGCTGGAGCCCCTGACATCGTTGCTGAATACAAAGGAAAAGTGGTGCTGGGCGATCTTAAAACCAGTAACGGCCTGTACTACGCCAAGTGGCCGGGTCCTGAAACGCCGAAAAATGAATACGCGATGAAGCGCTCTGGTTTCATGAAGTACAGCAAGTGCATGATGCAGATGGGTGCCTACGCCATGGCGCTGGAGCACACTGTCGGAATTACTCCGGAGCTCATGATGATCTTTGTGGCAACAAAGGAGCGTTGTCAGGTGTTTGCTGTTCAGGGTGGCACCATTGAGAAGTACAAGCAGAAGTGGTTGGACGCTGTTAAAAAGTATTACAGCGAGATTCTGCCTCAGCAGCGCATGGAAGAGCTTGATATGGAAGTTGTTGATGGAGACAAGCAAGACTCGTAATGAGAAGGGCTGAGTGCAGATGCATTCCCCGTACATTGGAATGACAGAAAAGCTACAGGATTGAGAATGGGCTATCTTGAAGAGGGCGCCTATCCTCAAACTGTCGTCAAACCCAAAATCGCCTGAAATAAAACGACAGTGACCGTATCAGCACCAGAGCCTCAGCATCCCAGGAAGCACCTCAGCCCAGGGCAGATCGATCTTGGCTTGATCCCTCTGGATTGGGCCTTGACGCCGTTGCGGGAGAAGCGCGCTTACGTCCCTGGATGGACCTCCCAGCCCTACTCCATCGATCAGATCCGTAAGGAGCTGGACGAGGGTCGCGCCACGGGTGTAGGCCTGCTGAGTGGCCAGTGGTCCAACGAAGGCGCACTGATCTGGGCTGATGTTGACGGTCCGGAAGCGATCCCTGCTCTAGAGGAGCTGGTTGGCGGTCCAATTGACGTCATCTTTCCGCCGACGCTGACCATTTCGTCGGGTAAGCCGGGCCGGATGCGGATGCTTTACAGCGTCCCTGCGAGCAAGATCCCGTTGCTCCCCGATAAGGCGACAATTAAGATCGGGATTCCGTCGTTTGAAATCCTGTTTCGCTCCCGTCAAGGGGCGATCATGGGCGTCCACCCTGAAACAGACGGATATTTCACCACGCCGCACGGTGGTTTCGAGTTTGCTAAAAACCCACCCGAGATGCCGGAGTGGTTGTACGAAGCAATTAACCGTGCTTTTCCGACGAATAAGTACAGGAAGCCTGTTGTAACTGGTGTCGTCACTCAGCAGATCAACCTGCAGTACGAAGAAGGATCAAAATATCAACTGGAGGAAGCCACTGAAGAAGCTAGGTCTTACCTTCCTTATCTGAGTGTTGATCGGGCAACCGACTACGAAGAGTGGTTGGCTGTCGGCATGTCTCTGCACCAGGTCAGTGATGAGCTTCTTGATGACTGGGTAGCCTGGTCGTCCCAAGCTGAAAACTTTGATCCTGAGGCGTGTAACGATAAGTGGCGTTCGTTTGAACGGCTGCCTGGTGGTCCCAATCCAGGTAATGGACGTGGTATCCAGACGTTGCGCGCCAAGGCAAAGGAGGATGGGTACCTCGAACTTGGCGGGTACGTTGTTGAATCTCCGGAAGAGCTACTCCGTCAGGCCAAAGAGGTGTTCGACGACGCTGAAATGGGTGACATGCCGCCAATGGACACGTTGCATCGCGCCATGCGGGCGATGCTTGGCGATCCTGATGAGAACATGGAAGAGGAGGTTCAGCAAGGAGCTAACCGTGGTCGCCCCAGGACGCCACCGGCATCGGAGCTGGCGAACCTCGTCACCGGAATGGTTAACGAGATCGGTTGGCGGTACGACCCGAAGTACGACACTTTCATGTTCTACCACCGCGATCGGGGGATCTGGAGGCGTGAAACCTATCCCCACGAGTTCCGTCACACCGTTCAAGATCTGTTTATCCGGGAGCGGGTCCCGACCCCCAGTGGATTTACGACACACCTGATCAACGACGTCGTTTCTTTGACTCAGGCTTACATCGCTCAGCCTGACTGGCACGACGACGATGACCTGCTGTCCTTCCGCAACGGGGTTCTGGAAGTCAGTACTGGTGAGTTTCTTGATCACGATCCTGAAAACTATCTGATCTGGGGACTTGATTTTAATTATGATCCTCAGGCAGATCCAGGACCGATCATTGATTGGTTGCGCCGAACTCAGTACGGTGATGATGGCCGTGTTCAGGTGCTCAGGGCCTGGTTGAGAGCCTGTCTTGTCGGTCACGGCCACGAAATTCAGCGGTTTCTGGAGATCATTGGACCCGGCGGGCGGGGAAAATCCACCTTCGCAAACCTGTGTTGCGCCCTGGTTGGCAGCGGCAACTACGCCAGCACCACCCTCAACCAGTTGGAGCAGAGTCGCTTTGAGATTGCATCGATCAAGGGCAAACGGTTGACGCTGATCAATGACTCGGAACGTTACGGCGGTTCTGCTCAGATCTTTAAGGCGCTGACAGGCGGAGACAACCTCCGCTTTGAGGAGAAGAATAAGAACGTAGGTGAGCCCTTCGTCTACACCGGTATGGTCATGGTTTGCGCCAACGAACCGATCCAGACGACTGACAACACTTCAGGTCTGACGCGTCGTCGCCTGACCCTTGAGTTCAATCGTCCCCTGTACGACAAGAACTCGGAAGCTAAGGAGATGATTAAGCTCGATAACGGTATCGTAAAGGGCTTATGGAAGAATTATTTACCCGGCTTAGTTAACTGGGTTTTGGAGATGAGCCATAAAGAAATGAAGGAGTATCTTCTTGATACCTATGAAAAAGTTCCGTCCCTCACCAGGGTCAGGAATGAGATTCTGCTGAACAGCAATAACTTGGTTGAGTGGCTGCAGTCAGAAATTGTTTACGCAGTCGACCACGTTGCTTCTGTCGGTAAGAAAATTCCAGCCGCTAAGGATGCCCCAGAGCGTTACAACAACAGTAGCCATCACCTTTATGCCAGCTACTGCTCCTACGCAGAGGACACCGGCAGCAAGCCCGTGGGTCAGAAGCGATTCATTGCGTTGCTTCTGGACTGCTGCACCAACCAGCTTGGCCTGAAGGACATCCGTCAATTCAGCAAGTACGGTAAGCCTTTTATCAAAGGACTTGCGGTCAGGGCCAGTGATCAGAAGTTCCAGTCCTACCCCACGATCCTGCCGGAAGGTAAAATCGAATCTTAACTGACGTTAGTAAACCTGTTCACTAAGCGAAACAAGCCATCAGCATAGAAACCAAGCACGGCCCACCCGACAACAAAAGAAATAATTGAAGCGTTTCTGTTGTGTCGGGTTATCGCCAGGTCAATCAGGTCCTGGACTTCCTCTTTGGTGATGGGAGTCACGACCTATTGTCTTGCTGTTTGGTTTCGCTCCAGGTGCGGTCACCTGGTATGGGTTCCATGCCCACTTCCCAGTCATTGTAGGTTTCCTCGTTCCTTAGGAGCCTTGCAAACTCTTCAATGTACTTTTTGATTAGGTGAGTTGGCATGGCCGCTGGTGACGACGCAAGGGAGTCAGTTTAAGGTTATCAGGTTCCGATCAGACCGTGAGCAATCAGGTCATCGACCAGGGCCTTGACACGTTCAGCCAACTGTTGAGTAGTAACAGTTGACGTGGCAAATGTAGTCCTTGTTGCGGTGCCAGTTGCAGCAACCCAGCCAGTGACACGGGCACCAACAACTTGGGTTCCATTAATTTCGTAAACCTTTCCGCTTGCTAGATCAACATTCTCAGCAAAGACAGTTCCTGTAGAGCTGACTGTTAGTTGTTGAACACTGTTGGAAACAATGCTTATGTCTCCGTTTGAATCACAGCTAAAACCGCTGTCAGCGGAGTCGATGAAACTGATGCCAGGATCTGCTGAGGTTCCTCCTGGTACCTGAAGATACGACCGAGAAACAAGTCTGCCATCTTTAGGGTTAACAAAAAGATAGTTAGGAGGAAGAGCCATGTTGCGCGTCTTAATTTAACTGTTCTTTTATCAGTCTACATTAAAAATATATTTACAAATTTATCCTATATGGATAAGTTTTGAAGCCTGTTCCTGAGGAGTTCCTGTCTGCGAAACACGTCCTGGGGGCTAACGCGTGAACTGCCGTGCCTTTCACGAAAATCTTTCAATGCCTTATCCGCCTCAGGAGAGTCAAGGTCAGGTGGGAAAACTTCAAAACTAGGTGACCGCGCTTCTTTAACGCCAGTTGAGCCGAGCTTGCGGCGCATCTCTTCAAAGAATCCGGCGGGCGGCTTGGTTCCAGGCTGGCCCATCTTCTCGATCGCTTCCCGTGGAATCTCCTGTCCAGGGCTGCCGCCGTATGGAGCCCTTTCCTGACCGATAAAATCTTGCAAAAATTCAAATCCGGACTGACTAAAAGGAGTGTCAGGTTTGACCGGCATTTTCTCCAGCTCAGGATCAGGCCCTCCCGGGTAGTAGGGAAGCTTAACGAACCCCTGGTCCTGTCCCATCCGAATTCGTCCCTCGTCGAAGGTCATCATCTCACTTCAAGCCGTAGGCAGCGAGGGTGTATCCTTCAGGTGCTTGGGCACCGGCACCAAGATCGCGTGGGTGTGCGTACGAATCTTCTGTCGTCTCAGCGGCTTTCTTGGCCTTCGTTTTCTCGTAGAGGCGTTTGGCCAGCATCGGATTGGTTTCTGCCCACTGGGCGAGGGGAGTTCCTTTGGCATACCCCAGGCCCTCAACAATAGTGGGCATCTCGGCCCTGCCTGCAGCACTCTGGGACCTGTAGTAGGTCGAGAGGGGCGTTTCCGTCGGCGCCTTCTGTTGGGCCGCCAACGTCATCATCTCCTCGGAAGTCTTAGGGGCACCGGCTCCACGGGAGGCTGCACCGAAGAAAGGATCCATCTCACCAGTGCCGAAGTACCGCTGGAACTGACCTTCCTGAGTCATCGGTTGGGCCGGGAACTGGGGACGACCGCCGCCACCGAAACGACTTGTGCCGTCTCCAGGGAGTTCCGGGGGTGCAGGTGCCATAAAAGGACGCTGCATCGAGCCAGGGATGTAGCGACCGGTCGGATCTCCCTGGAGTTGAGGGCTTCCTGCAGACGCTCGGCTCAGGCCAGGGGCAGTCATCCGCCGCATCTGGTCGGGAGTGAAGCGTACCCGGGAGAAAAACTGCGCCAAACGCGTAGAGAGTGCGTCACTCAGCCCCCGTTCAACAGGAGAAAGACTAGCTCTTTGCTGTTCCGCAGCAGCTTTCAGCAAGTCGGCCATTGTTAACTATAAATCATTGTTCTTATTACAATGGTAACACCGGCAAATAAAACAGTTCGTGCAAGTTATTCAAACCTTTCCCAATGGAACGACTATTGAATTCGGTGAAGATTCATGGGGTCACCAGATACACCGAGTCTGTTCCGCCACCGGTGCGATGTGTCGGTTAACTGAGCCATATCATTGCGCTTTGGTTTATGCCCAGCAGTACGAAGAGTTTTATTCAGTTAAAGGTCCGAAGTAGGGTCTGGTAGGCAAAGAGAAATCAGTTTCAATGTACGGGCAGAGTATGAACACACTGTGTTTGTACAGTGTCCGTACATTTTTTGGTCTTGGCGAATGTACGGGCACTGTATGAACACACTTGAGTTTCTGTTATTTTTTTCCCTAAATAAGCTCTTAATTAAAAATTAGAGGCCAACATGCAAGAAAACGCATAAACCCTTGTTGGGGCAAAAGGGGGAGATCCCTGTCGTGGACAGGGAAAAAATGTACTGCCAAAAACGGCAAAAAATATGGCCTTTTCACTTAGGCAGTAAATGTGAGGGTTAGTACAGTGACCGTACATTCTTGGAGGGGCAGGAAATGTACGCACACTGTATGAACCCTTAAAATTACTTTATAAGTAAAAAAGGCGTTTTTTTTGCCGTTTTTGGCTGTTGAAAAATTCCTTGACGCCGCAAGGGATCTCAGCTAAAGTCCGCTTGAACCCTTTGCGCCCCCTGTGAAACCGATTCAGTTCTTCTTTGAAAGCGGCCTATCCGCCATCGATGCCGTCCTCTTTTCGACGGCTTTCCAGGGGTACCTCCAGTCCGTGGGGCCGGACCGGTGTTGGTGCATGAAGAAAAACTCGCTCAGCGTTTTTGCGGGGTTCAGCGTTGCCAGCCCCGTAAAGACTCGTTACAGGGATCTGGATGCCCGCCCCTTAGCCCTGGCTCTCGCTGGTGTGTTCCTGACAGACGACGACAATCAGGTCATTGTTCGCAGGAATTGCTGCAAGTCCCCGCACTGCATCAACCCAGCGCACTACTACTACGGCACCAGGGCTGACGTGGCGATGGAGGCTCAAAGGAAAAAGCGAAGCAAAAAGGGAGTTCCCGCTGTGATGACGCCTGAGCTGGCAGATTCACTTCGTAGGGACCGCTCCAGGGGAGAGTCAATCACTGCCTTGGCGGTTAAATACAGACTCCAGTACCACGTCGCTCGCCGCATCTGCAGCGAAAACACCTACAGAAGTAGTGGAGATGTAAACTTCAATGAAGATTCATTACAAGCCCTGTGGCTCAGGACATCTCAAAACTGCATTGAGATCTGCAAAGAAAATCCTGATGCCACCAGGGAACTCAACATTTCGTATCACGTGACTCAGCGACTGACCTGCCCCTGGCACCAGAAAAAAAGCGAGGCCCACAAAGGGAACTTCGGCTTGATGGGAGAGTGCCTCGACTGCATGGAAGAGCTGAAAAAAGGCCGCTGCTCCGTGGACGTAACCCAGTTCGACATGGACTGGTACTGGCAGGTGAAACGGTTCTGGGAGCAGGTGGACATCCAAGGCCCAGACGACTGCTGGACGTGGCGGGGACCCACCAGGCGGAACGGCAATGAGTCCGTTGCGTACTTCCCCTCCCCTATGCATTCAGGGACCGCTCAGTCCGCCTCCAGGGTTGCCTTCTGGTTGAGCCGGGGCTATACAGGTAAGTATCGGATCTTCTCCAGGGGTGACTGCGCTAAGTTTTGCTGTAATCCGCTGCATCTGAGCCTGGCGGAAACAGTTGAATGCAAGGCTCCAAAAGAAATTTCTACCATTCGCCTGAACCACTCCAATGTCTTCCAGCACTACAAACAAACCGACGAGCAAAACAAGCCAGGTTCTGCCATCTAATTATCACCTGAAAGATAAAAAGTATCTGGGCCATGTTCAGATTGGTCCTGATAACTATTACACAGAACATTACGATTCGAAACAAGAAGCAGCCCTCGAACTCCGTTGCCTTGAGAAGCGTTTAAGCTATGAAGTAGTTGAGACGATGGAGAGCGAAGGCTTTTATCCTGAACGCGCTATAATTATGGAACAAAAATATCAGGAATCCGGTCGCACAAACGGTTTGTACACCGGATTAAATACAGAAGATGGCGCGGTTTCTATCAACAATCCCGGATAACACTGGCTTATACAACCTAGGCAATGTCTGGGCTTACCCCACTGGTGGAACAGGGCCGACTGCATATGGACCAACATCTTACTTTGGCTCTGATCCACTCCCTGCGGATCTTGGAGATAGCCTCTATAACCCTATTGATCTCGGCGATTTTGGCTCTCCGTTCAGAATCGTAGACATTAACAATACCCACGGTGGCTTAACGCGTAAAGTATCCACGTTCTTTAAATTGAGCCTGAGCAAATCCAGGACGATTCAATTTACGCAAAACTACAGTCAATTTTCATATCATAAAAATACAAATAGAAATACGCTTATTGCTTTTTACAGAATTGATAAGGATAAAAGACGGATAGAGCTACCGATCAATGACTCTGGTTACGTCTACAACAGCTCGTCAATTTCGTACGACCAAGACAGTCCTGACGAAAATGAGTCTACGAATGGAGACTATCCTATTAACAGGATGGATCCAGGCGATTATATGTTCTTAATAACTAATGATATTAGGTTTCTAGAAACGAATTATTCAATTACTATTTCTGTAGCCAACCTGGACTGGAGGTTTGTTACAGAAGAAATTGACGACTCTCTTGATTTTGGGCTTGTAATTAATCCAGTGGAGGGAGTTCCTATTGATTTCGGTACGCTTGCACCTTGATCAAAATTTGCTAGTATTGCCGTAGATTGC